GGCTTGCACGGCTTTGAGGAGTTCTTTCAAGACATGGGCGATGAGGTTGGCAAAGCCAGTGAAACGCTGGAGGGGCAGGTGGCTGGAGTAACAGAGACCACAGCCAGCAAGGTTGCAGGCGAAATGACAACAATGCGCATTAGGCAGTATGAGCAGCTGGTGGTGCAGCAGAACATTGAGGCTGCATGTGTGCAGGCTAACACCACAATTCGCAGCTGCATAAGCACCCTGCAAACTATTGCACGCAACACAAGCTACAACAGCGAGCTGGTAAGCATTAGGCAGCAGCTGGTAGAACTGAACCAAAAGATTGAGAGCGACCCACTAAGGGCTAAAGGTATAAGCTACTAAAAGGAGGTAAAATATGGAGAGTAAAGAGGCACGTTTGCAGCAGCTCCAGCACCTCATGCTGGAGGGGCACTGCGCAGAGAGCAAAACAGCTGTGCATAACAGCAGGGGCAGCATAGAGAAACTGATGGCTGCTTACTGGTACTACATAAGGGAGGTAACACGTAAGGACTTTCCCTCACTCCAGTTCCTGCGAACGCACTTTGCTGGGCTTACAGAGCCTTACGGGGCTTACATTGATGGGCATGGCGAGGTGCTGGCACAAAAGCGCATGGTATTTGTTGGTAGCAGCCATTGCCAGTTTACCACAACGGAGTATAACGTACACCAGTGCTGGTTGCGGCATAACAGCCAGTTGGAGGTACGCATGGCAGGACACAGCCATCTGCACATTGATTGCTTTGAGGAGAGCCAGTTGGTACTGCATGTGGCAGATGAGGGCTGCAAGGCATTTGTGAGGCTGTACGGCAATTCAAAGATTACAACCAGTGGGCGCACGGAGTGCATTGTGGTTAAGAGAGTGAATGCACAGACATACGAAGAAAAGCAATAACATATTATTTCATAACCATTTATACGTATAAAACTATGGCAGTAAGTGAACAAAATTTAGTATTGAACATGCCTTTTGACGAGGCAGCAGGCTCTACAAAAGCGTATGATTACAGCCACAACAGAGCTGATGGAGTTTTGGCTGGCGGTGTTTCTTTTGTAGCAGGCAAGCAGGGCAACTGCGTGCAGTTTGATGGCACTGGAAAAGTGGAAGTTGAGCAGAGCGTGCTTAACCTTGCACTGCCTTTCTCCATCTGCTCCTATGTGCAGGTACTGGAGAACAAAAACATCATTTCCATACTCCTCAATTACAATGGGCTTAACCGCTACTATGAGTACAAGGTGGGGCTGGTTGCAGGCATGTGGTACAACCTTGTTGTTACCTATAATGCAGGTGTTGTGTGCATCTACCTCAACGGAACGCTCATAGAGCGTGGTGTGGTGAGCAGCGAGTGGGGCAACCCCATTGGTGTGAGCATCAACAATGCCATTTATGGAACAGAGTTGGGCGAGGGTATGCTGGATGAGTTAAAGTTGTACCAGCAGGCACTTACGCAGGATGAGATACAAGACCTGCTGGACGATACCAAGCAGCTGGCATACCTGCTGGATGGTGTGGACTTTAAGCAGTATGGTGTGCATGTTAGTGCCAGCAAGGGCTTGCTCGATGGACTGAAAATGAAAGAGCCGGCAAAGGTTGATTTTGATGGCTACCATGGCACGGCTGTTGATTTGAGCAGACCGAGGTTTGAGGAGCGAGACATCACACTGGAGTGCTTTATGCACGTAAAGGGTGGCAAGATGGCATTTGTACAGGCTGTAAAAGCCTTTGTGGAGCAGTTCCATGCCAAGCACCCTGCACCTGCAAGCGGCATGGAGGGAAGCGTCTGCCCTGCTGGGCTGCACCGCCTAACTGTTGATATACACCCGACCAAGCCATTGCTGTATGAGGTTTATCTGCCCGATGGCATGGAGGTGGATAAAACGTGGAACGATGCCAAGATGGTAGGCACGTTTACGCTCAAGCTGAAAGAACCCGAACCAGTGAAGATGGTGCTCAAACACTTGCGAGTGAGCAGCGCGACCAAACGTGCAACCATTACACTTACTACAAGTAAGCTGGTAAACATATACTGGGGTGATGGAACACAGATGCAGGATGTGTATGGTACAAATGTAACCATTACACACGACTATGCGGAGGATGGTGATTATTTCATTATCATTACTGGGGTTATCGAGGAGGTTACTAACGTAGAGACAAACGGAATCATCGTATGGGAAAAGCTGTAAACGAGATTACAATTTACCAGCGTGATGGCTCTGTCCGTTACAAGCTCAACAGCTACACGCAGCTTTGTGCCATCAAAAGCGCAGAGCAAAAGCGTGAGCTGCTGGGCGAGGACAATGTAACGCTGAAAACCACCAGTGCTGTACCTATGGAGTGCAGCATTGGTGATTACATAATTGTGTACGGCTCTGTGTACACGCTCAATAAAGCTGGAGAGTGTACCAAAAATGGAGAGCGCAGCTATGAGCAGAGCTACGTGTTTGAGGGCTTGCAGTACAAGCTGCTGGATGCCCAGTACAGAAACGCTGATGCAGCAGGGCACAACCCCACTGCAAATTTTAGCATTGTGGCAAACATGGAGCTGCTTATGCAGGTGTTGCTAACCAATGTAAACAGAGTGGCAAGCACGCTGGATGAGGTATGGGTGCTGGGAGATTGCCCCAGCACGGAGTACAGAGAGTTTACGTACAACAACCAAAACTGCCTCAATGTGCTGCAAAGCGCATGTGAGGAGTTTGAGACGGAGTTTGAGATTGTGCAAACAAGCGAAAAGCACTACACGCTGCACATACGTAAGCAGGGTGCGCTGCTGCCTGCTACGTTTGATTTCTCCAAGCAGTCGGGTGTGTATAAGCTGCGCAGGAAAAATGTAAACAGCGCAGATATTGTTACAAGGCTCTACGTGGAGGGTGGCACGCAGAATATTGGCAATGGCTACCGCAATGGCAGCGAGAGGCTGCGTCTTGCTGGTGATAGCTACGTGCAGAGCACGGATGGTATTGCAGCCTTTGGCATAAAGGAGGGCAGCAAGCAGTATGATGAGGTGTACCCACATAGGACTGGCAGGGTTACAGCCATTGTAGCAGGCAATGGGTTGCAGTTTGTGGATAGCGAAATGTTCGACTTGAACGAAAAGGAGGGCGGCAACACAAAGTACCTCATTGATGGCACATCTGCCAAGGTTAAGTTTACCGGCAACAGCAACCTTGCTGGCTACACCTTTGAAATAAACAAGTATGACCACTCTACACATACATTTACGCTCATCCAGTACGAGGATAAGCGAGGGTTAAAGCTACCCGATGGAGGAGCTTATCAAATTGCAGTGGGCGATGAGTATGTGCTGCTGGATATTGTTATGCCGCAAGACCCCTACGTAACGGATGCAGAGAGCGAGCTGCGCCTAAAGGCAGAGGAGGAGCTGGAGGCATTGAGCCAGCCGAGAGTGGAGTATGAGCTGGAGATTGCCAGCCTCTCACTGGAAAAGGAGTATGGCACGGATGAGGGCATTGTAAATGTTTTCCAAGTCGGCGATTTGCTCCACATAAAGGACACGGATATAAACGTGGATAAGGCTATACGCATTAAGAGCTTTACGAGGGATTGCTACGCTGACCCATACAAGTACAAGGTTACATTGAGTGACACGCTGGATGTAACGCTGGTGGAAAGGCTCATTGAGGACAACATACGGCAAAACGAGGTTATTGCCCTACATGATCTAACCAACATTGCAAAGGCAAGGGCAAACTGGAGGAGTACGCAGGAGCTGCTTAACATGATATTTGATGGTGATGGGTATTTTGACACAGAGAATATTAAGCCCAACAGCATTGAAACTATGATGTTGAGTGTTGGCAATAGAGCTGGGCAAATGGTGCTGCGCAATGTGGTGATTGAGGCAAATGCCATTGTGAGCGGAGTGCCACAGCCAAACGTGCTCAAAGTAACGAGTAACAGCGGTGTGCTCATCCACTATGCCATAGAGGAGCAAGACCGAACATGGAGCGTGCAGGGACTTGCCGTCACCCTCTCCAACAATAATGCTTACTACATTTATGCAAAGTGCCAAAAGAGTACCAATACTGCTGGCATCATTGTGAGCCAAGAGAAACTGGCTGTTGATGATGGCAACAGCAATGGCTATTACTATTTCCTCATTGGTGTGCTCTCCAGTGTGTATAACGGCTACCGAGATATAACGCTCACTTATGGTGCAACACGTATAACTGGGCGAACTATAAACTGCGGCAAGATTGAGAGTGTTGATGGGAAAACATACTTTGACCTTGACAATGGAGAGATTGGTGGAAACATCAAGTTTAGGAGTACCAGCGGAGGAACACGTAACGTAAACGAGCTGGAGGGCGATATTGCTGGGCTGGGCACTGATGTAGATTTACTCCAAACAGCAACCAGTGGCTTGCAGAGCGATGTGGATGCACACACACAAGCCATTGGCAACCTCCAAACCACTACCGGCAACCAAGCTACGCAAATTGTAAACCTGCAAACGCTCACAGGCTCTAAGGTACGTATGTATATAACAGCCAGCGAGAGTGCAACACCAACAGCACCATATCAAGCTGGTGACCTTTGGCTCATGTCCGACACGTATAAAATTAAAATTTGTACCATAACGAATAGTGGCAATACGTACAGGGCAAGTGATTGGCAATGGGCTGGATATACTGATGATACCGCAGCAAACAACGCATTGGCAGGGTTGAGCAGTTTGGCAAATGACAGCGTTATAACCCCAGCGGAGAAATTGCAGTTACAAACGGATAAAAACAACCTTGTAGCCGATTACGTGGTAGTACTGGCGCAGGTTAGTGCTGCTGGGGTGCAGACAACAAACTTTGAGAGCGCATACAATACGCTCATTGCATACATAGACAGCCTGCTGGAGGACATGAGCACGGCAACAGAGGTAGTGCGTGGTACGTATAACAGCAACTTTAGTAACTACTACACACAGCGTGCAAACGTGCTCAAAGCCCATACTGGAGTTATTGAGCGAGGCATCAGCGATAACGGCACAACCATAGAGGAACTGGAGAGGCTTATTGATGGGCAAAGCGACACGCTGGAGTTTTTACAGGATATGGTTGATAGCTTGCAGGAGCAGGTGGATGGGACGGTGGAATACTGGTACGGAAGTGTTGCGCCAACTCTTAACAATGCTCCAGCAAGCAGCTGGACGAATGCCGAAACAAGAAACAGCCATTTGGGAGATTTATACACGGACACAGAAACTGGTTTGGAGTATAGGTTTACCAAGCAGGGCAACACCTACGTTTGGCAGAACGTACCAAGTACAGGCATAGGCACGGCTATCCAAACCGCCAACCAAGCAATGGATTTGGCTGGCAATAAATCTCATGTGTTTGTGACGCAAAATGCTGCAACTACACCACCTGCAACGTACAAGAAAGGTGATTTGTGGGTAATGATTGATACTATGCGCATGAGGTATTGCCTGCAAGATGGCGATGGCGTAACTTACAACGCTGCCCATTGGGCAGATGCAGGTTACACGGATGATACGGCTGCAAACAATGCGCTCTCACAGCTAAGTAATTTGGCAGATGATAGTATAATTACTCCAGCAGAAAAACTGGAGCTACAAACCAAGTGGGCAGAGCTGTCTGCCGATTACTCTGTGCTGATAACACAGGCAACCAGTGCTGGAGTAAGCACTACGGTTTTCACCTACTACTACAACCAGCTTAAAACTATGGTAGAGGGGCTGTTGGAGGATATGAGCACGGAAAGCAGCATAACCCGCACAACGTATGATAGCAGATTTAGCAACTACTACAAGTACAGGGCTACACTGCAAAAGAATATGACGGAGAGCAAGAGCAAGGTGTACACCACTGGCAGCTACTCTACCAAACCGGCTGCTACGTACAGAAAGGGTGATTTGTGGGTAACGCTCAACGATTACAAGGTGCGTATTTGTACAACCACTTGCACAGGTACGTACAGCGACAGCCACTGGAAAGAGGCTGGGTACACAGATGATACAACAGCAAATAGAGCCATAACGCAACTAAACCAGCTGGCTGATGATAGCGTAATAACACCAGCGGAAAAGCTGACACTGGCAACACTCTTCCAAGACATTGTCGCAGACTTTGCCTCTCTCTCGTTACAAGCAACCAGTTTGGGGGTAAATACAACGGAACTGGAGAGAGCGTATAGTGCGCTGCATCCTTATATAGCAGGCATTTTGGAGACTATGAGCGTCAATACTACGATTGTTAGGAGCGAGTATGACAACTATTTTGCTGCATACTATACGGCAAGGGGCAACATTACAGCCTCCATCAACATAGCAAAGGCTCGCACGTACATCACAGCTAACTATAACACAAAGCCAAGCACAACAACGTATAAGGCTGGTGATTTTTGGCTTACTCTCAACGACTGCAAAATAAGGATATGCAAAACGAGTTGTAATGGTACATGGAAAGATGCAGATTGGGTGGCAGCTGGTTATACAGACGATACGGCTGCAAACGCAGCACAGGCATTGTTGGATGCAATGGGCAGCGACAGCAAAATTACACCAGCCGAAAAACTCCAGCTGCAAACAGAGTTTAGCAACATAACTGCAGACCACACCTCTATAAAGGCTAAAGCACAGAGTGCCGGAGTGAGTGTGGCAGACTTTGATGCTGCTTACAATGCTTTGGCTACGTATGTAGCAACACTGCTGGCAAACATGGGTACTACGAGCGATATTGACCGCACAACGTATGACAGCAAGTTTTATGCCTACTACACTGCACGTGGCAGCTTGATTGCAGAGATAAGCAAGAAGCAGGCGCAAGATGCAGTGGATGGGCTGGAAATAGGACAGGGTAACTACATAAACAATGGAGCTTTCTTCTCCAACTTTAGCGGTTGGG